GAAGTGTTTACTCCACCAAGTCCTTACGAAGAAAAAATTCAAAAGAAAGAAGACGACGCTGACCGTGCTGAACGTATTGCGGCGGAAGATGAAGCCTTTGCCCAGGATGTTCCACCGGCTCCTTTTGTAGGCGAAAAGAATAAAGGCGATGTATACGAAGGCGATGGTAAATGGACAATAGAAGAGTTTCTCGAAGGACGTGAGGCGCCGCCGGCTCTTTCATCAAAGAAAATAAGCGATAAGATTGAAGGGTCGTCTGATCCAAGTGGAGACATGACTAATGCTGTAGGAGACGCACTAGGCGAGGATTTTGAAGGCATGGACATGCCAGAAAGAATTTCATCGTACAAGAAAATCTTGAGCGACCTGTTAGGAACGGACACCAAAGAAGACAAGAAGGAAGAGTTCTGGATGAACATGGCAATGGTGGGTTTTGCTGTTGCGGCGGGGGATGATCCAAGTGCAATTAAAAATATCGCTGATGGTTTGCTTGCAGGATCTAAGATGATGAAAGAAGACAAAGCTTCTAATCAAGCGCGTCAAGATAAAATCAATATGTTGGCACTAGAAGAGTCCAACAAAGACAAACGTTTAGCGGCTAGACTGCGTAGTGCAAAAACTCTTGCGGAAATAAAAGCAACAGGAACTTCGTCTTTTGCTACAGTAGATCGTTTATTTAAATCCGTGTTGGATAATACGTTAGCAGGCTACAAACTTCAGATAGAAGACGGAACAATATCCGCAGAAGACGCTGCATCACAAGCTATAAAGATTGCATCCGAATCGTTTCCAAACTCTCAGTTTGCTATAGGTAACTCCGGTGACGGAGACAGTGAGGATAATGTACCTGTGGTTTCTACCCAGGCTGACTTTGACGCATTAAAAACTGGTACTGTTTTCTTACAAAAAAATAATAAGGGTGTGTTTGAGCAACGAGAGAAAAAATAGGAGTTCAGTATGGCTGAAAAAATGTTCGGTGCACCTGTCAAGGTAGAAGAGACTCCTATGTTCGGTGCACCTGTTGAAGATCAACAAGAAGACGAATCCGATCAAACAGTCATTGGTTCTATTGCTCGGGGTGCCGGTGCAGGGATCGTGGACATCGGACAGGGGATCTCGGAACTTGGTGCTGCAGGTTTAGAAGCTGCGAATATAATTGACGAAGGCAGTCAGCAAGCTACGACTAAGTTCTTTGAAGATGCAAAAACCAACCTTGGTTTAACTCCAGAACGTACCGCAGGTAAAGTAGTAGAGACTATAGTAAACTACGGTGCTCCAGGTATTGGTGTGTTTAATTGGGTTTCTAAAGCAGACAAAGCTAGAAAAGCTTTGCAGTCTGGTACAGCGGTGAAAAAAGCACAGACATGGTTTGGCAAGTCAGCGCAGGCGTTTGGACGTAAGGCTCCGGGTGCTCTTACACAAACACGAGCAGGACGAGCGGCGTTAACTACCGCGGGAACTGGTGTTGCCGATGTGTTTGTTTCTCCTAGCACTATGACTACACTAGCGGATAGTTGGGATGCTATGCCTGAGTTTTTACAAACTGAGGACGAGGGATCTTTGACAGGGAAAGAACTGGCTGCTGTTCGCCTTAGAAACAAATTTCGTTTAGGTACTGAGGGTGCAAGTTTTAACCTTGCAGGCGAGATCGTACTACCTGTAGCAGGTGCTGTGATTAAAGGAATAGGAAGCAGTGAGCTTTCGGGCATGCCGACTTTGGCTAGAGGATTACAGTCTGGTATGGGGTTTCTTGGAGAAAAAGCAAAGGGTAATTTCCCTGGTGCCGCAAACTTTCTAAAAAGAAACTTTACTGCGGACGCCGGTGCTCCAGAAGAAATAGGTGCAGCTGTTCGAACGACAGAAGGTATGACAGACTCTCAAGAAGCTGCCGCTACTAGGCTACTTAATGAGTTTGACAAAGCTGTTAAAAAATCCATTAGATTACAGAAGCTTACAGGGCGAGGCAAGAAAGCTACGCAACGAACGTACAACGACACGATGGATTACCTTACAGGAGACTACGCGGCTACAGATTTGGACAAAGGAAAAACATTTGCCGAGAACTATGGTGAGGATGTAGCTAAATCTGTAGACGCCATGCGAGATAAAATAACAGAACTTAGTAGAGAGTTTAAACTTTCTGTAGATTCTGCGCCTAACTTAACACAAGATAATAAAGAACTTTTAAAGACTCAATTTACAAATAACGAGGGCACATATATCCGACGGTTGTATGAACTACACTTAGATCCCAAGAAGTTTAGTGACGTTGATTTTAAAACTATGCCTCAGTATGAACAAGCTAAAGAACAACTTCGAAAAGTAATACAGTTGAGAGAACCAGGTACCCCAACGGAACTTGCGGATCAAAAGGCAGACCTGTTTATCTCTGATGTTTTTGGTAAAGCCGCCACCAATTCTTTTGGTTTAACTCCAGAAGCTGCGGCACGGCAAAAGGCTGCAGGTGTAGCTCAAGGTGCGAAAGAAGTTGTGGGTCGAACATCTTTGTTTAAGTTAGCCGGTGGAATGCTCACAGATCGACTTGATTATTTAAATGCGGCTCCTGCCTTACGAGAAATGATGGGCGAAGTTCGCAATCCTAGGGATGCTTTCTTACTTACAGTAGACAACATGGCGACAACCATGGCTTCTCAAAAGTTATTCGACTCTATTAGTAACACAGCGCAATCACTTAGAGCGCCTGGTCAGATTCAATACTTTGATGAGGCTGTTGCAAAGATGAATGCAGGAGGAAGACCTTTTGCTATTAACGGCAGCGCTTTAACAGAAGATGATAAAATCGCTAAAGCTCTAACTAATGAGTATAATTACACTAAGTTGGGTGAAGCTAAGATAGATCATCCTTTTGGTGGGCCATACGGTTCCTTGTCTGGGCACTATGTGCCTACTGAAATAGCTAACAGCTTGACTACTCCTGGTCGAACACAATCATTTGTACAAGATGCACTAGCTGTATCCTTACAACTTAAAGGTATCTCCCAGATGTCAAAGACAGTGTTGAATCCATTGTCTCAAGTTCGTAACTTTTTATCCAACACATTTGTTGTTGGGGCGAACGGGTTGCTCGGACGTAACATGGGTATCTTTGAGAGTGGTCAGGTACTACTAGCCAACGCTATAGACAGTCCCGAACAGTTCAGACTTCTAAAGGCTATGCAGGACGAGGGTGCTATCGGGCAGAACATCCAACTCAGTGAAGTTAAGAACCTGTTAAAAGAACAAACAAAATCAGGTGTATCTGCTATGTTAAATACAGGGGGTAAGTTACTTCGTAAAACCCCAGTTGCGGGAACCACGGTCAACTTCATGGAGAAGACATATCAACTAGGCGACGACTATTGGAAAGTAGTTGGAGCGCTAGGAGAGAAAGCTAGGTATGGAGCGGCACTAAGAAAAGCAGGGTTAGATATTGAGAATGTTAATCCCGCGGTTCAAGACGCATTGGTCAATGCTAAGATAGCAAAACGTAAGACATCTATAGCGGGCACAGACTTTGGCGATATGTTAGCCGTGGATGTGGTAAAGCAAACAATGCCTGTGTATTCTATGGTTCCCGAAGTTATCAAATCTCTTCGTCGAATCCCGGTCATGGGTAACTTCATGGCGTTTCCCGCAGAGATTATTCGTACATCAGGTAACATCGTAAACAGATCAGTCAGAGAAATGGGTTTCAAAGCAACTGATGAATTGGTTAATGCAATTCAATCAAGCGCGCCAAACATGACTCGTGAGATTGCTGTGGAAAAAGCTAATGCGTTTGCTCGGCAGATTCGTGGTATCGGAGCGGAACGTCTTACAGGATATATCTCTATGGCTACTGTTGCACCAGGAGCTATGCGTAATGCAGCGCATGACGTTCTAGGTATTACTGAAGCTGAAGAGGATCTACTAGAGCAGAACAAACCTTACTGGTCTGAAGGTAATACAATGATGTATCTAGAGAAACCAGATGCAGACCTAAATGCCGAAGCTGTGGATCTATCTTACATGCTGCCGTATGAATTTATGTTGGCTCCTGCTCGTGCGGCGATGGAAGTATACAGAAACAAGGGTGCAGTCGGAGCTAACGAGGCAGAGCAACTTGGGTTCGCGGCTATGGCTGCGTTTAAAAAGTTTGCAGAACCATTCGCTTCCGAAGCTATGGCCACGGAACGTCTTGTTGATGTTACTTTACGTGATGGTAAAACCCAGACAGGTGCTGAGATATATGAGCCTGGAGAGATGTGGGGCGATAAACTTTCTAAGTCTATCAACCACGTTGCCGGAGCGTTTATACCTGGAATTGTAGAGCAAGCCTACACTGTTAAAGGTGGAGAGATCACTGAAGGCAGAATCAATCGCGCCTTCACAGATACTCCAAGTAAGGCAGGAGATGAATATTCTGTGGCAGAAGAAGCGGGCACCATGCTCACCGGACTACGGCCAATGAAAGTAAACATCGGCAGAAGTCTTGGGTATGACGGCGGAGCTTACTCAGCAGATAGATCAAGTGCCGTTCAGATATTTACTAAGGTGGCTGATGACAACGATGCTACTGCTGAAGATGTAATGGCTGCATACGTCAAAGCTAACGATGCCAAACGTAGACATCAGAGCCTGTTAAAAAACAAAATAGATACTGCCATGGATGCAGGATTTACTCGCGCTCAGATATACAGTTCGTTGAAGAACAGTGGTGTATCTAGAAAAGAAATTAGAAACATTCTTCGAAATAAGTTTGAACCTATTAAGATTAGTAGGAACCTAATTAGAGAAGTTAATAACGAAGTAAACGTCAAGAAAGAAAATCGAATCTTGCAAAGACTACCCACTGGGGAGATCAATGAGATCAGACGTTCAATGATAAATAGTGAGATTGTTCCAACTCAAGTAGAAGAACCTGTAGAATTATTTGGATCGCCCGTAGTTGAAGACGCGGCTCCTCAGGTACAAGCTGCACCAACGCAGAACTTCGTGGGCCAGGTATCTAATACGTTTGATAACGTGACGGACTCTGTTGTTGAAAAAGGCGGTGAAGTCTTTGATCGTGTCAAAGCATTCGTGCCATCGTTGTTAGGCGACCGAGCTAATCAAGAGATAGCCGATCGCGCTAGAGATAATCAGTAGTTTTCAATCTTTAATCTAACGCCGTTGCCACCGAACAATCTAATCAGTTCGTCGGCTTCGGCTTCAGCCTCGTTCATAATATCCTGGTCACCGCACATAGCTGCGAGGTTCAATCCCATATTAACAAAGTTCATTAACGCTTCTATCTGCATAGAGTGCATTTGGTGAAAGCCTAGTGATTCTACTTTCTTGGGATCGATCATTATAGTTCTCCTTTTTCGACCATATCAATACGTCGCCCTATCCAATTCATGACAGGAACTGCCATACTATTGCCTAACGCCTTGTATCTATGGCCATTAGGGCAATCCTCTGGCTCTTTATTCCTCCATGGTATCCTACTAAAGTCATCAGGGAAACCCTGTAATCTCTCGCATTCTTTAGGAGTGAGCCGCCTGACCGTTGAAGCGGCGACTAGATCTGTAGCATCCTTGTCGTCCCGTGCTTTAACTGTACTTGCAGTTCCGTCATCCGTGTAGTCTCCAAACCCACGCATTCTTGAAGCAACAACAGCGTGAACATCGGTAGCCGTCTGGCACGGGGACAGATCAACAAAGGGTTCTACCTGATTTCCACCGTTCTCTGGCTTACGACCAATCCAATTTCCAGGCAGAGCGTAGGTAACTAACGCTTCGGTTTCTACTCTGGAGTTTCCTGTGCGACTGAAAGGAGGGCCGACTGTAACTGTGGGGGCAACTCTTTGCCCCGCCTCTCGGCTCGGAGGAGGATTCCCCGACATGCTTTCGGGCTCAAATAAAACACTTGCGGCACGTCTCCAGTCTCCAAGATATCCGACAACGAACACACGTCGGCGTCTTTGTGGAACTCCGAAGAATTGTGCGTCCAGCATTCTGTAGGAGAACCCGTACCCGATTTTCCCCAACGCCCCGAGGAAGGTACCAAAATCCCGTCCTCCGTTGGAAGACAAGACACCGGGGACATTTTCCCAGACAATCCACTTGGGCTTAAATTGTTCAGCCATTGCAAGATATGTAAGCATGAGGCTTCCTCTCGGATCTGAGATTCCTTTTCTAAGTCCGGCGACGCTGTAGGACTGACATGGTGTCCCGCCAACAAGAAGCTCAATTGTTCTGTCATTATTCCATTCCTTAAATTTGGTCATGTCTCCATGATTTGGTATGTGTGGGTAGTGATGTTGCAACACGGCACTTGGAAAAGGGTCAACCTCACTGAACCATTGTGGCTCCCAACCCAATGGATGCCAAGCGGCAGTAGCCGCCTCGATGCCAGAGCATACTGATCCATACTTCATTCTATTTCTCCCCAGTCATCTTGTATATCCACGTCGATCTTAGACGGAACCTTTAGGTTAACGCCTGTCTCCATGATCTCTTTGATCCGAGCGGTCTGCTCTGGACTTTCGATGTTAAAACAAAGCTCGTCGTGTACCGTCAGCATAGGAGTAAGTCCCTCCTTGTAGCAATCAAGCATAGCTTTCTTTGTTTGATCGGCTGCCGATCCTTGGATCAATCTGTTCAACGCCTTGTAGGTAAACGCTCGACGGATACCTGCGCCGTTAACGCCGCCATATTCTTTCAACGCCTCATCATGTGGTAAAGGTTTGCCTGCACCAAATGTCTTAGGTTCCCAGAGATGAAACCTACACTTACGTCCTAGTAAGGTTCGGATCTGACCATTGCTTGCCGCTCTTCTAGAGGCCATCTCAGCCAACGCTTTAACAAACGGAACCTTGTCTCGATGCTGTTGCAATAGTTCCTTGGCGGTGTCTGGATCAACGTCAATCTGATTGGCTAGCTTGGCAACGCCCATGCCGTACATGATCCCAAGGTTCACGGCCTTGGCTTCTTTACGAGTGATACCTGCTAAGTCCGCAACCATCTGGTGTAGGTCTACGTCTGAAGTATTGTATTGCTCTACGATGTCCTCGAGTAGATCCTGCCTTGGCATGTCCCCAACACTGGCGGCGAAGTGTACCAACAATCTTGGTTCTTGGCTAGAATAATCGAACGATCCCCACTTATATCCATCTTCTGGTATAAACAAACCACGGATCAACTTCTTGATGTCCTTATCTCTGGCAGGTATCTGCTGCAGGTTTGGGTTGCTCGAAGAAAATCGCCCCGTGACTGTGCCCCCTTCGTCCCGACGAGTAGAGTGAAGCTCCGTATGGATACGACCATTGGTTTCGTGACGTAGTATACTGTCAATAAACGTACTGTCTGCCTTATCAAACTCACGGAGTTTAACTAAGTCCTGGCACACCTTGGATGGATGGCTACTGAGATAGCCCTTGTTGAACGAGGGAGCGCCTTTGTCGGTTCTCGGGTACTCTAGTCCCAACTTATCAAACATCTTAGCTATGGACGCTGACGCCCATATGTCAACGTCACCGCCTGCTTGCTTCTCGATCCCTTGGCGTAGTTCCTTTACTTTGCCACGGATTAATTTCTTGTTTCTCTCCGCCTTGTCGAGGTCTACACGCACACCGTTGCTTCGCATGTCTAGCATACAGGGGATCAGATCAGTTTCTATGTTCCAGATTTCCCATAGCTGTTCTTCTTCTAGCTTAACCTTTAGGAACTGCCAGAGTTTTAGCGTGGCTACAGCGTCTTGCTCGGCGTATGCACCCACATACATTGGGGGTAACTGCCACATCTCCGCTTTGGGATCTATGCCCCATGCTTTGGCGGCGGCTTTCAACATCTTCTCGTCCTTACGGATACCCGCGTAGTCTCTAGCCATAGCATCAAGACCAAACGACCAACGGTTCTCGTCAACCAACGCGCCTGTAATCATTGTATCAATGATACGACCTTTGATCTCGATGCCCTCGGCTCTCATCCAACCCGCATCGTAGGTTGCATTGTGCATAATCACCTTCATCTCGGGGACAGACATCTGTTTCTTCAACCACTTTAGTGCAAACTTAGGGTCCAGGTTGTGTCCGTTCTCATGTCTGATAGGGAAATAGCCTTTGTATTCTCCCGCAGCTACAGCAATGCCAATGATGTGCCCATCTTTTCGCGCCCATCCTGGTCCAAGGTTCTTAATGTTAGGATCTTTGGTTTCTAAATCCACAGCAACTTCGCTGTAACCAGTGAGATCAGGGAACTCTGGTGGTATGTTCCAGTCAGAGTCAATCATATCCATCTCACCTTTGAATTGGTGATGTAGATCGCTACCAAATAAGTTATTCATTTCTTGAGCCTAAGTTTCTTTAGTAGTTTCTTGAACCATTTGCTGTTGCGAATGTCCTGTTCCATTTGTCCTAGCATCTCTGCCAAACGATCTATCTCTCTCATGATCTGATTCCTTTTTCTGCTCGTTCAGAGAACTCTCCTCCCAACGCAGTGTACCCTGCTTTGTCGATCCATGAATCCTGGTGGTCTATCGTTTCCAGTAACCTAGAAGTTTTCAACCAGTCCATCATCAGTACGACATGTTGTTCAGTGACCTCACCATGACTTAGTATAGCACCACGAATGATTATATTCCAACCCTCGGCTATACGACTGTGATTATCAAACGCATCCCCGTAATCCTTGGCTCTCTGTCCACTGATTAATTCCTTGGCGGTGTCTAAGATTTCTGTACGTTTCATAATGTATACCTGTATTTGTTATCGGATTGTAATATGTATAGTCGTCGTCGGGCTCTTGTTATCCCAACATAGAATGCTCGATGCTCGTCTTCTGGAAACAGTGTTTCATAGCATGCCTTAGTAGATGCTGTGTACACCACGCAGTTATCATCTTCTCCACCTTTCATAGCATGGAATGTAGACAACTTAATCCTTGGCGCAGACAGAAGTCCCTCGCCCCTTCGTTCTATAGCCTCGATATAGTTTCTCTCAGACGTACTGACCTTCAACACATCATACGCAGAACTCTCTGCTCCACATAACAGACCAAGATCGTTTTGAAGTTGAGCCATA